GGGCCGGCAATTACGGAAACCCTTCTGCCGTTGGCGCGCTCGGCTTTGCCGGCTTGGATAGTCTGGCGGCGACGGAAGCTGCTGGTAAGGGCGCTGCCGAAAGCACGCACGGCCAGACCGGCACGCAAGGCAGCGGCAAGGGCGGGCAAACCGGCTATGAGGGCGGCAACGTCGGCATCACCGGCGCCGTCGATGACGCTATGTCGATGAACGAGGCGCAGACCATGGCGGCGATCGCCGCGCAGCAAGAAGCCTTGGGGCAACTTGGTTTCCCGGCGGCACCGGCGGCGCCCTACGGCGGCAAATCTGGCGATCCGTTCGGCAAGGACAGCGAGCCGGCCTACACCGGCAAGGGCGCGCAGACGCAGACCGGCCCAGAGGACACCCCATCCAAGGGGCTCGACCTGTCGCAATTGTCGATGGAGTACGGCAACCCCAATCTCGGCATCCTCGGCGCACTATCACCGGCAGAGAACACCGGCCAGACCATGGGCGGGGAAACCCCGCGCCAGCCGGTCTTCAATCCGCGCACCCAGCAATGGGTTGACCCGATAACCGGCAAGCCAGCGGACCCGCCAACCCCGGAGCCGCAGTCGCTGCTGTCCATGTGGAGAGGCTAATGAAACGCCTACGCCCGCTGACCGGGCCGATCGAGAAGCGCAAAGGCAAGATGCAGTTTCACCCGGATGAGGTGCGAGCCAAAATTCAGGCGCAGCGGCTGGTGACGATCCTGCAGTCGTTTATTTTCGGTGATGTGGATAAAAACGGTCACAAGATCGCGGATTTGTCCATGCCACAGGTGCGCGCGATCGACGTGCTGCTCAAGAAGGTGGTGCCCGATCTAACCCGCACACTGATCTCAGCGGATGTGAATGTGCGCTATGTTGCAGAATTGCCCAAGGTGCTGACCAAGGAGGAGTGGGTCAGGAAGTACGGAGTTCCTGACGCACTTGAACTGACGGCCCTGCCGTCGCCGAATTCGGTGACGGACAAACCGAATTCGGTTAGTGGCAACGGCAATGGATCAGCACATTAAAACCTATCATGCCGCAACAGTGTTGCTGGAATGGATCGCGGCAGAAGGCTTGACCTTGGAACGCTGGTGCTACCGCGACCCTAGCGTCCACCATTTTATCTTCGGGATCGGGGTGGAAGCCCGCAATGCTGCTGGGGAAATAGTCCACAACGCTGTCGTGATCAGGTGATGGACGCCCAAACTGACCAAGTCAAAACGATCTGGAGCCCAGGCGGGAATTTCGCCCAGTGGGCGCTGCTGGAATGTCCGGTATTCGAGGTGTTCTTCGGCGGCGCCCGCGGTGGCGGCAAATCCGATGGCGTGCTGGGCGAGTGGATGTCCCACGCCAACGAATACGGCATCAATGCTTCCGGGCTGATGCTGCGGCGAACCCGCACCGAATTGATGGACACGGTCGAGCGCAGCCGGATGATCTTCGGGCCGCTCAAGTGGCAATACAACGAGCAGGAGAAGACATGGCGAGACCCCAACGGCGCACGCCTCAAGTTCAGCTATTTGGAGCGCGACGCCGACGCCGAGCTTTATCAGGGCCACAGTTACAGCAGGCTTTATATAGAGGAAGCGGGGAACTTTCCGAGCCCGGCCCCGATCTTCAAGCTGTTCGCGACGCTACGATCCGGTTCTGGCGTGCCTGTGGGTATCCGGCTCACGGGCAATCCGGGTGGCCCGGGGCACCAGTGGATAAAAGCGCGCTACATTGATCCGGCGCCGCTCGGCAACAAGGTCATAAAGGACGCCAATACCGGGCTGGAGCGCATCTTCATCCCGTCGAAAGTCGGCAACAATCAATTCATCGACGTGGAAGCGTACAAGGCGCGGCTACGGTCGTCGGGATCGAAGGAATTGGTGCAGGCGTGGCTCGACGGCGATTGGTCGGTCACGCTGGGCGCGTTCTTCGACTGCTGGGATACTTCGCGGCACGTCATCGCGCCGTTCGAAATACCAAAGGAGTGGATGCGGTTTCGCTCGATGGATTGGGGCAGCGCCTCGCCGTTTTCAGTCGGCTGGTGGGCAATTGCCGGCGACGATTGGCAAGTTCACGGCCGCGTGATCCCGCGCGGCGCCATGGTGCGCTACCGGGAATGGTACGGCATGCGGCCCAACGAGCCCAACGTCGGGCTCAAGCTGCACGCCGGCGAGGTCGGCAAAGGAATTTTGTCGAGGGAAAAGGACGAGGAAATATCCTATGGCGTGCTCGATCCCTCGGCGTTCGCCGAGGACGGCGGGCCGTCGATCGCCGAGCGCATGGGGACAGAAACCGGCGGCAAGATTTGGTTTCGCAAGGCCGACAACATCCGGGTGCGGATGTTCGGCCATCTTGGCGGTTGGGATCAGATGCGGGCGCGGCTGGTCGGCAACGACGACGGCCTGCCAATGCTGGTGGTGTTCTCAACCTGCACCGATTTCATTAGGACCGTGCCGTTCCTGCAACACGATCCCGATCGGCATGAGGATGTCTGCACTGACAGCGAGGACCACGCGGCGGACGAATGCCGCTATGCCTGCATGTCGCGGCCGTGGATTGCGGTGAAGGAAACGCCAAAGCCCGAGGATGTGTCGGGCTATCAGGTGTACCGCAAGACCACCGCGGCTGAGGATTGGAAGCAATTTTAGTTGCCCTACGCAACAGTCGAAAAAATCGACATTCCCTGAAAACAGGAAATAGCCATGGCTGTCATGGAGAAGTTTGCCGCGTTTATCGGCTCGCTGACGCCTGCGGAGCAGGGGGAAGTGATGCCGCTGATGATTTCCTTCATGCAGGGTAGCAACGGCGTTGGCATGACCGGCCCAACCACAGGGGCCGATCAACCGATGCCGTCTCCCCCGCCTGGAGCCGACTCGGGTGCGCCGCCTGTCCCCCCAGGAGCGGCATCACCCGAGCCGGCACCGTTGCCGCCGCCCGTGCCCGGCCTGCAGCCCGGCGGGCTGATGGGGCGGCCGCCGTTACCGCCGACGCAAATCGGATCAAAAAGTTATTGACCATGGCACCGACAACACGGTTGCGCGAAGTTTTGAGCTATGACCCGGAAACGGGAAATCTGACCCGCCTCGCCGGCAAAGGTCCGCGCGCCATCACTGGCACAAATGCCCGCGGGTACATTCAGTTACAGGTGGACGGGCAGTTTTATTACGGCCACCGGCTCGCATGGTGGTTCGTTCACGATGAATGGCCAAAGCAACTGGATCACATCAACGGTGATCCTTCGGACAATCGAATTGCAAATCTGCGGCTGGCTTCTCCCGCGCAAAATGCCGCCAACATGAGAAGAAAACGTGTCGGCCTCAAAGGTGCGTTTCGGAAACGACAGAAGTGGATTTCGCAAATCATGGCGAACGGCAAATTGCATCGGCTTGGCGTGTTCAAGGACGAGCAAAGCGCACATGCCGCCTATTGCGAAGCTGCCGAGCGCCTGCACGCTGAATTCGCTCGGTTCGATTAGGGGGGCCTGACATGGCAGTCGGCAATGTTGTCAATTTTACCGGCTACAGCAGCACCACCCGCTCGGGCTCGGCCGGTCGCCAGACAGCGACCGACGATCCGCGCGCGCAGGAAGACGATCAGGGTTTTTGGCCGCTCGACAAGCTGGTGAACGCCTACACCACTTACCTCGACAGCAAGATGCTGGAGATACAGGAGCAGCAGACGGCGCGACGCTATCGCCACGGCGCGCAGTGGACGAGCGACCAGATCAAGACATTCAATGACCGGCGCCAACCGGTGGTGACCTACAATAAGATCGGCCAGAAAATCGATGGCATCGTCGGCACGGTCGAACGCCTCAAGCAAGACCCCAAAGCGTTCCCCAGGACGCCCGAGCACCAGGCCGGCGCCGATCTAGCCACCGCGGTGCTGCGCTATTTGCTCGACAACAACAATTGGAATGCAGTGGCGCCGATCGCCACCGAGGCGGCCGCAGTAGACGGCCTGGCCGGCGTTGAGCTCGATCTGCGGAAAATTCCGCCCAAGGCAAAAGATCAGGGCGGCATACCACCGCCAGACAACAAGCCGGACTACGACATCACATTTGAACCCGTCGACAACGACGGGTTTTTTTATGATCCGAGAAGCTACAAGAATGATTTTTCCGATGCGCGCTACATGGGGATGGGCAAATTCGTTGACGAGGAGCAACTGATCGAATTGTTGCCGGGCATGGAGGAAGACATTGCCGGCGCGGTCGACAGCACCAGCGAGTTGATGTCCAATTCCGATCGCGACAACAGATGGTTTGCAACTCGTGGCGATTTCAAACAGGTTCGGCTGGTTGATATTTGGTACAAATCGCGTGGCGGCTGGAAGTGGGCACTGTACACGGGTTCGAAGATACTTATGCAGGGTATCTCGCCGTTTGCGGACGAGAATGACCAGCAGATTTGCAAGTACATCATGTTTTCTGCCGCGGTCGATCACGACGGTGATCGCTATGGTTTTCCGCGCAATCTCATGTCCCCGCAGGACGAAGTTAACCAGCGCCGGTCGAAGGGGCTACATGAGCTAAACAACCGGCGCATC